AAATCTGTGGAGGGCGAGGCTTATGATCTTGAGCAGTATGGACAGTACTTCAGACCAGCGGGCGTGGCTTACCAAGCACGACCTCAGGTGGCAGTACCGTCAGCATCGGCTCCTGCAGAAGTTGAACACACACATGATGATGGCACAAAACATAGTCATCAAGGTGGTGATCAACCTCATACACACGAGGCAAAAAAACCTGAGGCGGCACCAGTTGCCCCAGTAGGTGACAGTGCCAAGAGAGCTGAAGACATCTTGAAGTTGATTAGATCAAGACAAGCAAAATAATCTGACACTTTACCAAGGCCCTAGCATTGACGTTAGGGCCTAGGTATGCTAAAATAGATGACACAAAGGACAAAATTATGACAAAAGTATTTGACGCAACAAAATTTAGAAAAAGCATAACAAAGTCTATCCAAGGACTAGGCATAGGATTCAGCGATCCTACAGACTGGATATCAACAGGAAATTACGCATTGAACTATCTAATGACCAGTGATTTCAACAAAGGCATTCCCCTAGGCAAGGTCACAGTCCTTGCCGGTGAGTCTGGTGCGGGTAAATCTTACATAGCATCAGGCAACATTATTAAAAACGCCCAGGATCAAGGTATATTTGTTATACTGATAGATACTGAAAATGCCTTGGACGAACAATGGCTACAGGCTTTGAACGTGGACACATCGGAAGACAAACTGATGAAGTTAAGCATGTCAATGGTTGATGATGTAGCAAAAACAGTATCAGAGTTCATGAAAGGCTACAAGGAACAACACGCGGATAACAAAGAAGGTGCACCAAAAGTGCTGTTTGTGATAGACAGCCTAGGTATGTTACTGACACCAACTGATGTAAACCAGTTTGAAGCAGGAGAGATGAAAGGTGACTTAGGTAGGAAGCCTAAAGCCTTGACTGCTCTGGTGAGAAACTGTGTGAACATGTTTGGAAGTTGGAACGTTGGACTCATAGCAACCAACCATACATATGCATCACAAGACATGTTCGATCCCGATGACAAGATATCAGGCGGCCAAGGATTTATCTATGCATCAAGCATCGTTGTTGCCATGAAGAAACTTAAACTAAAAGAAGACGAAAAGGGCAACAAAGTATCTGATGTAAGAGGTATTAGGGCGGCTTGTAAAGTCATGAAAACAAGATATGCCAAGCCTTTTGAGGGTGTGCAAGTAAAGATTCCTTACGACACAGGCATGGATCCATACAGTGGACTTGTAGATCTATTTGAGAAGAAAGGCATACTTGTCCAGACTGGCAACAGACTGAAATATGTTGATCCTCAAGGTAAAGAACATATAGAATTCAGGAAAGCATGGACAGGTGATAAATTAGATATGATAATGAAAAATTACAAAGAAGAGCCAGACGAAACAACAGAAGAACCAATCAAGGAATGATAGACTTTACACACGAAGACATTGAAAGATTATGGGACTCGGTGGTCCACTATGTGCCAGAAAGACAAAAACTTGACATGGCTATCGATTTTATCAAAAGTTTAGAGGACATTGGTGTTGAAATAGACGAAATAAAGGCGTCTGCCGAATACGATTCAAAACTTGAAGAAGCAATAAACACTGTGTTCGAAGAAGATGAAGAATCAGACGGATACGGTGAAGATGATTAATTGGTATAACGAAGTCAGCAGGAACCTAAATAAAATCCCCGACTGCATTGCATATTTCGATAAAGAGTTGCTTGAAGCAAAGAAACAATGCAAAATTTACGGAAATCTCGAAAAGGCAAGTGCGGCACTACCAGGCATTGTAGAAGAAAGATTCGGACAACTACAACAACTTGAAGCCATATTAGAATATCTAAACATCGAACTGAGAAGACTGCGTTCTAAAACTTTCAGGAAATACTTAGAAAATTACAACAGGGCACTATCAAGCAGAGATGCTGAGAAATATGTTGATGGAGAAGACGACGTGGTAGACATGGACAAAATTATCAACGACTTCGCACTGATCAGAAATCAATGGCTGGGCATAACCAAAGGACTTGATCAGAAACAATGGCAAATCACAAACATCGTGAAACTTCGAGTGGCAGGTATGGAAGATGCCGACATCAAATAGGATTATTCTCACTGATGTAGACGGAGTACTGTTGGAGTGGGAGAAACATTTTACAGACTGGATGTTACAACGCTCCTACTACAATGATACCAATGAAAGAGTGTATCCATACAAGTTACTACCAAATAAAGAAAACACATATGAAATGGCAGAAAGATTTGGACTGTCGATACCAGAGATAAGAAAAGAAATACGAGAATTCAATAAAAGCGCATGGATGGCCACACAAACACCGATAGAAGATTCGCAAACATGGGTAAAACTTTTGGCCGCAGAAGGTTGGACATTTATCCCGATCACATCACAAACTTCAGACATACCAGCTCAGTTAGTTAGGAAAAAACGACTAGGCGAATTGTTCGGTGAACACATATTCAAAAATTACCATATCCTAGACACAGGTGCAGATAAAGATTCGGCACTAGCAGAGTTCCATGGCACTGGGCTATATTGGATAGAGGACAAGCCAAAGAACGCTGTAGCCGGGCTCAAATACGGTTTAAAGCCTATATTAATAGACCATCAATACAATCGAGATTTTAATCATCCTGATATAATACGTGTAAATAATTGGAAACAAATACACGAATTATTATCTAAATGAAAATTTACGTCGGTTGGGACTCCAGAGAAGACATCGCATATCAGGTGTGCGAACATTCAATCAAGCGAAGAGACCCATCCGCAGAGGTGATAGCCCTAAAGCAAAATGACATGAGAGCTCAAGGTATCTACACACGTGAAAAAGATAAATTGGCTTCAACGGAATTCACGTTCACAAGATTTTTTGTACCATACCTTAACGACTTCAAAGGCTGGGCAGTGTTCTGTGACTGTGACTTCTTATGGAAGATTCCAAGCCATATGCTGACAAAATATATGGACTCTAGCAAGGCAGTGGTCTGTGTACAGCACGACTACACACCCAAGGAAACCACTAAAATGGATGGACAAGTGCAAACAGTTTATCCAAGGAAAAATTGGTCAAGCATGGTGCTTTGGAATTGTGAACATCCTAAAAACAAGATACTAACACCTGAATTCTTAAATGAGCAAACGCCTAAATTTTTGCACAGATTTTCTTGGCTTGAAGATTCAGACATAGGATCATTGCCACACAATTATAATTGGTTGGTTGGATGGTACAGAGAACCTGAAGACGGATCACCTAGAATTTTGCATTACACTGAGGGAGGGCCATGGTTTGATGGATATCGACACTGTGAGTACTCAGATGATTGGAAAAAAGAAGCAATAAATCTCTTTAGTTCATAAAATTAAAAATAAATCTTATCTATCTGTTCAACGTTTGTTTTCTGTTCGATGACTTCGCTATGATTAAAGCCTAATTCATACATGAACTCGTCCATTTCGGTTTCACAAGGAATTTCGGGAAATTTTTTGTCTTTGAATTTATTGACTTCTTGTACAACATACTTGGCACGTGTGAATATGTCCGGCGCACCTTTCATGATCATTATCTCAGCACCCTGTACGTCCTGTTTTATCAAATCAAACTGTGCGTCCTTACCAACTAATTCGCCCAAGGTTTGCATCTGCCTAGTTTCAAAATCTTTGAAAATATTAAACACCGTTGAGCCCTTTGTGTATGTAACTTTCTTTTTATTTCCCTTGTCAATTTCACGTAAGTACATTTTAACTTCTCTGTTGCTATCTCCAAGAACAGCAATATGATATTTGTGGGCTATTTCTTTTAAATGTTTTTCATATTTTGGTCCTGCTTCTATACAGGTGTATTCTGAATCAGGCCATATTGATTTCACCGTCTTTGTCCAGAATCCTATGTTCGCACCTATGTCTAGGATCTTCCTTGGTGTAAAATTACTCTCATCTTTTAATTTCTTTAGATATTCGTACATCATGTTTTACAATAAACAATGTCAGGCCATGTTTTCATTAATATCTTGAATCCTAAAGAGTTCAAGTGTTCCTTAATATCTCTCTTACTGCTACCGTATCTTTCACTGTTGCCATTTAATTCGATCATTAAGTATTCAACATTTCCTAAAGTTTTTTCGGCACCTTTAAGAACTTCCATTTCAAGACCTTCAACATCTATCTTAATTAAATCTATAGCATTGTATCCTAAGGAATCTAATTTGTTAATTTTTGTTTCTCCGTTTTCTAGTAACACTCTGGTATTTTGAGTCGCACTTTCTTCTGTCAACTTAACATATCCATCTTCATTTCCTAGTGCTTGGTTGTATGATTTAATATTATCATATGCACTAATGTTCCTTGCAAGACAGCCATAATGTAAATTATTAGGTTCATAGCAATGAATTTCTTTTGCATAGTGTTTCATAGATAATGTCCATGTACCGCACCATGCTCCCACGTCAACTATTAGATCAAACTCCTTCCCTTGAGCCTTGCACCAGTCTATAAATCTATTGAGACAGGTGTCCTGCATATAAGGATATCCTTTCTCACGCCATTGTTCTATCTGTGCATCAGTAGACGGAACCCATAAACCATCGGAAAGTTGTTCTATGCTCACAGTAGTCCCTTGTCCATTAATATCTCTACTGCTGTGCCGTTTGCGAACTCCTCAGGTGTGAACTGTTGATAGGCAAGGCTGTACAGCCATGGTTCAGGTCCCCCGTAGTAAGGATTCTCTATGTCTGCTAGTTCCACGTTTCCCACGTCCACTGCGAAACTCTTGTTGTCACAAAACACAGGTATTCCTTCACACATGGCCTCCACTGCCACTATACTGCAACTGGTAACGACACACCATGCTTCTTTGAGATCCTCGGATAGGGGTACCGTTGCCTCACTCGGTCCTGATGTACCCCTGCCCCTAGGCTTGTGTCGAAGTCGGATAGGTCTATCTGTGTATCTTTTAATTTGTTCAATGGTTTCGTTAGTCCAATTAGGTCTGTCTAAGTAATTGTGTATGCCCGCACTACTAGGACAAACTAAAATGTGCTTGCCAGCGAAGTTTGGTGCTTTGATCTTTATTCCGAACATCTCAAACCTGTCAGACTTGCAATTCTTGATATAAGGGACATGTATGGCATTCTTGCACACACGCCAATAATGATTGTCAGGCTTCAGATTGTTGTTGTCAAATCTTCCAAAATAAGGCGTGTCGGTGAACCAGAAGTTGTGATTACGTGATTCTAACTTTTTGACCAATGCTCCGTTGTTATTAACCAATCCCCAGAACATGCTGTTGCTGACAGGATCTGTCTCGGTTGCGTTGTCTAATTTTGTAATCTGGTCAGGCCACGATTTCTCAACACCGTTGAACACTTCCCAGGCCTTGCTATTAGGATTATTAAATGGTGCGTAGATTGTTAGCATCTATAAATTCCATAAGTTGTTCAGCCCACTGCCTGTGTCCTTCCGCCGACGGATGAGGATCTGATTGACTGCTCACTAGACCTTTATCGATAATGTATTCATAATGACTTATTTTAGGACTGAAAAATCTGTCCATGTTAATTGCATCACGTATAATTTTGAAATCTCCGTTGCCTTTTTGGTCGAAATCATTTGGCAAAGAATTATACATCACATAAGGAATTTTTTTCCTTTCGAAATAGTTTTGCAAATCAAATACATTATCTAAAAAACTCATTATCAAATTTGCTTCTATATCATATCCTTGTTTGCTTCTTATGAAACTAACATTGTCTAGTGTTTTCCATGTCCTCCAAGTCAAATCTGTCTGAGGCATTCTGCCTTTTTTATGTCCGTCGTCAGTAACATAATCATGACGGGTAGCACTTGACCATCCTATCACAGCGAAGTGTTTATCACGATTATGCCGTTCGAGCCAAACTTTGGTGGTGAAACTTATCCTATCATTGCCCCTGCCACCCATGGCAAAGTTTATCAAAGGCATATCATATTTTTCTGCGAGAATTTTAGTCGTAAACGTGTCGACACCGTCTTTCGGACGGCTTGTCAAAAAACTGCAACCATTGGAAAATAAAAACATAGTAGTGTAATATAACATAATTATTAATAAAATGCCAGTCAAAAATATATCATCGCTAAAATATTTCCTCGATCGTTGGGAGATGGTTGATCCTGAATACAACTACACGGTTCCTTATCATAAATCTATTGACCCGAACTTCACTAGTTTACCAACATTTGTGGCAGAATTTCACAACTGCAAGGTCCACACCTGTCCTTTATTGCTGACAAGAGAAAACAAATTGATCACCGACCACGTATGGAAATTGACCCACAAGAGTAGGCACAAACCACACAAAAGTCATAAACTTTGGACAGACTGGGATACCAGAATGGATATTGAACTACCACCAGTGAAAGAATCATTCAATGAGACATACACATATGTTT